TTCCCTGCAAAGATGTTGTACCGCTGACGAGTTGCCACAATGCTGTACGGCATTGACATAACGTCGTCGGGGTTGTTGATGCGTTTCAGGTTGCGCTTGCTGGTCATGGCAATGCGCTGCACTTGCGGCGTTGGCTCAACGCCAAACTCCGGTGCCATTTCGGTCGCCAAGTTGTAGCGGAACGCGCGCAGATACCCAGGCGGAAAACTTAAAATGGTTGCCAGCGTAGCCGGCTGCGTCAGTTCGGTAACAGAAATAAAGTGCCATTGCAGCGCGCGGGTAGGCACGGGATATACAAACATTTCAATGTCTGGGTATTTCATGTTTGTAAAAATAACTTGCGGGTATGTTGAAGTGACCGTTTTTACCGCAATGCCGTCGTATTGCTGCTGGTTTATCATCTTAATGCCGTAGCTAACGCCCGTACCGGCATCAACGTAGTAGGTGGCGTCATCAAGCAATATAGGGCGGTTGCCAACAAAATTGCCTGACGGCCCAAGCGTGCGGCTGATAGCGCTCGCAGGCCAGGTGAATACCTGATCCTGCGTGGAAAACACCGACAGCCGTTCAGTATTCCAACTGTCAATCATCTGGTTCATCGCGTTCAACGCGTCCTGAGATGTTGCCGCGGACGGCGTTTCACCTTCCGCCAGAACACCCAGAAGCCGCAGCGACCCGTCAATGATGTCTCCGGCGGTCGTCATTGGTTAACTTTCCTGCCTCGTGCGCGGGCGCCCGCGCCGCTTAGGTTCCACCCTCTCATCAACCGGCTCGTCGTCGCCGTTGTCGTCTACCAACACGGTCGACGTATTGATGTCATACCGCTGCCAACCGCTAATTGCGTCATAAACCGCTTCTTCTTCTGAAATAGCGACTTTGGCACCGTGAACCGGATGAACAAGATAGATAACCGCCATCAGAAAACCTTTGAAAAATGGGCGGGCCGAAGCCCGCCCAATTTAATTACACGCAGTGAACGATTGCAAAGTTTACGACAATCGCTTCTGACAGCGTACCACCAGAAATGTTGCGTAGCGTGATGCTGACAGAGCCAGCAGCCAGCGCGTTAGCGAACACGTTGTACGACCCAGGGGTTGTTTGCCCGCCTGCAAGGGTAAGAATAACCGTGTCGTTTGCAGAAATGAAGCTGTTGGTTAGCGTGAACGTGGCGTTAGTGGCGGTAGCCAAAGACGCGTTGTTCATCGTAATGACGCCTGCGGGTTTGTTCAGCGTGACGCCAGTAGACTTGCTGGTGGCCTGCGTAACCGTACCCTGCGCGGCGGCGGTATAGCCGAGCTGTTCGTCAGCCAGAAGATACTGCGCGCCGATGATATCCTGGTCAAGAAATGCCACACCGATAGATTTGCTGTTTGCCATTGTCTCTTTCCTAAAAAGGTTGCCCCGGCCAAAGCCGGGGCAAACCCATCAACCCGCGATGCGGTACAGCGAATACGCCGCGTCGCCAGTCTTGACGGCGCGGAATAGAACGCTCCTAGACGCAACGCCCGCACCAGAAGTGCTGGCAAGCGACCAACCCGTGCCCACCACAAGGGTAGGCACGCCAGTGCTAGTAGCAATGAGCGCAAGGTCAAACGAACTGCCGACTTTGGCGCTGCTGAAAGCCGCGTCAGTGAGCGCGGCAGTAGGAAGCGTCATATTGCCCGTGCTGGCCGAAGTGTAGATGACCACGCCCGCGGCAAGGTCCGCTACAACAAGCGTTGCGGTAGCCGTGTAAGCGGTCGGGACCGTGAAGTTAGTGAACGATACCTCGGTGAGGTTGCCATCGCCGACCTGATAACCGCCAGCGCCGTTAGGTAGAGTAGCCATGATAAAAATCCTTCAGGATGTTTGGCCTTCGGCGAACCAAGGGCCAGCGGTAAATTAGCCCCAAAGACGAACAGCCATCTGCGGACGGATCGTGCTGAAGCCGTACAGGACGTCAATACGGCAAGGCATACGGTCATTGTTGATGTCGTACTGACGAACAATGCGCAAGCTAATGCCGTTATGCACCTGACGCGACGCCATATCGACACCCTGGGGCAGCAGGAGGTCGGCGGTGGCGAAGGTGATGGCGTCCTTGTGGTACACGAGGTTCTGAGGGTACTGCGTCGAGGCAGTGCCAACAAAGACAATCGCGCTGCTGGTGGCCGGGAGGGTCAAAACAGTGGCCAGAGCACTAGCCGCCGAGTAAATCGGAGCGACAGTGACGTTGCCCGCGCCCGAACCGTCCAACGTAACCGCTGCGGTAGCGACAAACTGGAACAGCGAGCCAGTGCTTTCACGGGTCTGCGGGTTAACCGCAAAGCAAGCGGCCACAGTAAACACGTCGCCAATCGCAACCGTGGCGCTTGCGCCGGCGCCAGTGATGGCGATGGTGGTAGCACCTTCAGTAGTAACCGCCGCCGAGGTCGTGCCGCCGGTTGCAGTGCGCGAACCAGTGGTGAACTGCTTAATGGACTGCGACATGTTGATCTCGTCGTAACCCAACACGCCGGTACCCATCATACCGTTCTTGAACTGCTTGCTGACAGTGTCGGTCGGGTTGAACAGGCCCTTCATGCCCTCGACCAGACCAGCGTTGGCAGCCGGGTTGACGGTTGCGTAGCGCGGGGACATAACAGCAGCGTTTTCGTTCAGCTTCTGCTGCGCCTGAAGCAGAACCAACGAGGTTGCTGGCGTGGTGCCTGGCGTGCCAACCGTGTTGCCGACGCTTTTGAAGCAGTTGGCAACGTCGGCGTCGATGCTGGAAGCAAGCTGCGAAATGCGCGGCTTAAGAACACGTTCGGCAAAGTCGTCCAACTGCATCGTCAGTTCGGCAGTCGTGAAGTTCACGCCGATGTGCTTCTGCGAAGCAACAGTCAGGGTTGTGAACTGCTCGTTGTCGTCCTGAACCTGGAGCGCAGCACCATCAGTGACCAAAGCGCGGTCAGGAAGGCGGATACGCAGGGTCGAACCAATTTTAGCGCCTTCGACAGCAAAGCTGTCGTCGTACTGGCGGTTAACGTTGCGAGTAAGCACAAGGTTGTTCTCTAGAATCTCCAGAGCCTTGCGCGTAATCATGTCGATAGTGAGAATTGAGTTAGCCATGGTATTTGTCCCAAATTAACGGTTGCGTTGTGCCTCGTACTTCTTGATCTGCCGCCGCCGTTCCGCGTCAATCCATTCCGAGGTGCTCATTGATTTTGTCGAGCGAGGATCGGTGGTGTCGTAGATAGGTGCGCCAGAAGCGCGGGCAGTGACAGGCGCAATCGGTGCCGGGGCGGTTGAGGTTTTTTTAACCGGCGGGTTTGAAGCCATACCGGCTTCAAGTTTTCCGATCTCTTTTGCCTGCAAGAGCGGAGACAGTCGGGCAATGCGATACGCTTCGTCAGGATTTGAGCCTAGATAGTAGAGTACGTCTGGGCCGTTGTCCGAAGCCTGGATGCTTTGCGCCATCGCGTCCGTGATTGAAAGGTTGGGGTTGTAAGCGACTTGTTCAAAGTCGTCATACCGATCCCGCGCTGTTTCCTCACGGTTGTGGTAATGTTCGAGCAAATCCTGATGCTGCCTTGCGGTTTCCCGTCTTGCCAGCAATTCCTCCGCCTTATACTCCGCCAAAGCGTCAGCATAATCTTCGTAGGTATCAAACTGGTCCGGGCTAAGATCATGCCGCGGCGTTGCCGCTTTCTGAGCTTGTACCGTTTCCAGTCTTTGGGCTTGCTCGCGTTCCCACTTGCGCTGTTCTCTTGCAAGCCGCTTGCCAACAATTGCGTCCAGTTCCTCTTGCGAGAAAGTCTTAGCCGCTTCCTGTTCAGCAGGCGTTTCCGGCGTCGCGTTTTCTACAGGTTCGATTGCCGCCGTGGCATCGAGTTCTGGCGCGGGCACTTCCGCTTCAAGTGGGGCTGTTTCGTGCATGTTTAACCCTTAAAGAGTTCCTGACGAGCCGCATCAGTACGGTTAGTGGCTACGATACACCATTTTATGTAGCCTAGCAATATCGCTACCCTAAACACCAGTAGGCTGCTTTGGCCGGGGTCACGTCAAAACTTTTATACCGAAGTTATAGCCTGCCCCGATAGCTTACCCCGGTAAAGCGACTGGATATTTTGATTGAGATACCAAGGCATAGTTTGCAGAACCCGCTTGGCTGGATGTGACAGTTAAAAATCCACTAGCATCTACGCCGAACGAAAACGTACTTGTGTCCCCGTTTTCATATCTACCTAAACTTACAGCATCAACCGCAGCTCCGCTCTGCCTTTTGGCGATCATATATGTTTCTACGACCGAATTGCCTGCGGCAGGGAACCCTGAATGAGAGCAAAGCATGATGACGCCGCCGCCGCCGAGGCCGGGAGAGTTACCAAAAACAATCGGCTCATAGCCGTTAACCCCATTTAAGGAGTAAGCTGTAGTTGGTGTAGATGTGTAAGCTATATATCGGTCAGTTTGAACGCTGTCTGTGGCAGTTGTTGTACCTTGCATATAGTTGCAACCGCTAAAACTTAGGTTTCCGCCGGTAATTGTGGGGGCCTGGTTAGGTGTTGAGCAAGCAGTAAAAGTACACGCTGATGCTGAAGCTAGGAAAATTCTAGTTGTAGCAGCCGATCCTTTTACGAATTTGCAGCCATTAAAATTTGATAGGACACGGCCATTGTTTGAGCGGTAATGAAAAACCTGATTAGCTTCAAAATACGTGCCGTAAAAATTGGTTGGCTGAGCGCCAGTATACGCAGTATTTATACCGACATCAACAGCGCCCGCTGAACAACCTTCAATAATTGATCCAAAAACAGTCAAATCGCCGCCGTCAGCTTCGATGGCCTTGCCTGTAATGTTGGTAAAATCAGATGCATAAATGTTTACGGCATAAGTCCAATACGGTATTTCCGTTTGTGTCTGCCGCATTTTTAGAACCGCAGTAGCGGTAATATCCGTAAACGCGCAATTTTGGATAACCAAACCAAACCCGCGGTTGTTATCAATAACATACGCCGCCGTAATTTGGTCAAAAACACAATTTACAATTTTAACATCGTTAATTGAGTTTATGTAAGTTGGAGTTAACCCCGAACTTGTGCCGAGCCGTATAACTGATGTTGGTGTAAACCCGCTTTGGGTGTTAAAAACTAACCCTTCAAAAGTCTGAACATTTCGCGGAAATAATACTGCGCTTGGTATACCCGTGAGCGTTATAGCGTCTGTATTATGCGCTACTTTTATGATGGGCCAGCCACCGCCAATAAAGCGCAAAGATCGTGAAACGGTCAGCCCAGAAGTTACTTTATAAACTCCCGCGGGAAAATATACTTCAGCCGTACCTGTTATGGCGACTGCCGTGCTATCAGAGTAATCAATAGCATTCTGAATAGCTGCTGTGTCATCAGCCACGCCGTCG